GCATGAGGCACAGGCAAGGGTCAGGTTCCGCAAGCTGTCCAGCCCGTTTCCGGCAAGCGGCACGATATGTTCCACGGTTGCCGTCTCGGGGGTCAGGACCCGCCCGCAGTACATGCAGACCCAACCGTCCCTTTCCGCGATGGAACGGATCAACAGGTTACGCTCGCGGGCATTTCGGGGCCTCCGCTCACGTTTTCCCCCGCCCTCCCACTTCCGCTGATCAAGAAAGGCGTTGAAAGCATCCTGCGCCCCGTTGATTCCTTTTGTGATTTCGCCGTCTTTGTTCCTGTAGAGCACGGCGATTCCGAGTTGTGTCGTAAAGCGGATAACTTCATAGTCATTCGTCGTGGCAAGCACCTCGGAACCATGAGCGAAGAGCCAATCTGAAAAACGCCGCAGCATTTTTTCGTTCATTGCCCCGCCTCCATGACGAGCGGCGTCATCTGTTCAAAGAGTTCCCGATCCTGCCGCTCAAAATACCCCGTGAGAAGAAAACAGAGAGCGACGATAAGCGCCGCCAGCCACGGACGGCTCCAAAAGTTGAAGTTGAGGAGTACCGCCCATAGCCGTTTCCAGATGTCAAAGTTCATGCGGCCGCCTCCAGCCGTTCAAGAACAGCGTCGATTCCGTCGTCCTCGTCGATGAACTGGCAGTTGGTGATGGGCCGCGTGGGGACGAGTTCCCCATCATCCCATTCCGCCGCCCGGAGGCTCCAGCCCTCCCGTGTCGCCTTGAGGAACGACATCACGGCTGCGGGTGAATTGAAAAAGTGTCTGACCGTTCCGCCGTAGAGCGAATTCCCGGTTTCGATGCAGAAAAATGTGGTGGTCATGCGACCCTCCTCTTTTCCTGCTTGGCTTCGTACAGGGCGTTGCGATCCAAAATCCGGGCGCTCACCCATTCCGTACAGTCGGTGATCCTGTCCGGTTCGATGGCGATTTCCGAATCGGCCAGCGCGATACCGAACCGTTCCTTCATGGCCTTCACCACGGTTTCCGGCACGTTGCACACTTGATCGAACTCGAAGAAACGGGCGCAGGTGGCGCACACGCGGGGTTCCTCTTCCGGTTCATATTCGTAAGGGTTACGCATGGCTGTATCCTCTCGGTTGAGGTTTGGATTGGCGTCCCAATCCCGTTTCCTGCCCCGGAATCCGGGGCAAGTGTGGGGCTAGGCGGCCTACCAAGCGCGGTGCAGGGTTGCGGGGAAGTCGATGCCGGGGAGGACGCCGAAGTCTTCGGGCTCGTTGTTGAGCCAGTCTTCGAGCAACCCCTTGGGGCGATACTCGGAAGCCTTGACCACCTTTCCGCCGTGCTCGTTGGCGAACTCCCGCGCCTCTTCGAGAGAGTCGCATTCGTCCACGGTGTCCATCCCGTTGAAGGGGGAAGTTCCGATTACGAGGTAGGGGGTTGTGGTGGTCATGGCGTTCTCCTTTGGTGTTCCGTTCGTCGTGAAGAGATATTACCAATAGGAAATATTGAAGTCAAGAAAAATTTCCGATAGGATATTATGCACGCAAAAAAATACCGCCAACACCATGAAGGTATCGGCGGTCACGCCCTGCAGGGCACAAAAAAGCCCCTCACGAGGAGGGGCGGGAGGAAGGATGGAAATAATCCTGTGTCATCTAGAGGAGAAGTTAGGATTGGCATGGTGTCAACTTCTTGCAACGCAGCCGAAAATTCAGGCTACAGTTCTGAGTGGCGACATCACATGTCTTTCTGTTGATGCTGTTGTCAGCCCAGCAAATTCATTTGGTTTTATGGATGGGGGCGTTGATCTTGGGTATAGTCATACTATGGGATGGCAGGTCCAAGGAAGGTTACAAAAACGGATCAAGGCATTGCCATGCCAAGAACTTCTTGTGGGACAGGCTCTCAGTGTAAGGACAGGATACAAAAAGATTCCTTGGCTGATTGCCGCCCCGACAATGCGTGTACCTTGCAGGCTGCCTGATTATCTGGCTGCGCGGGCTGCCACAATTGAAGCGGTCAGAATAGGTGCAGCCTCTGTAGCCTTTCCGGGATTAGGGACTGGGACGGGCGGCGTGCCATATGAAATTGCGGCACGGTTGATGATACAAGGTATTCATGAAGGATTGTATGGGAAAAATTTTCCAGGAAGCCTCAGGGAATTGTTTATGTTAGTTGTATAGCCTGACCGTGAGAAATTCCTGCAGCAATAATCTTGATAGGAGATTTTACTACCATTTCCATAGGAGCTAGGGTATATGATGGGTTCCATTCCCAATAGTTTTTCGCTGCACTGGTCCAAGCATTCCAGGCGTTGACATTTGGATTCACACCAACAAATTCGATTGGTGCGATATGTATAGGAGCATCAGGATTCAGTATTTCAACTTCGTAAAGCAATTGTGTAGGGTTAAAGTCAAATCTATTAGGTTGTGCAAATAAGAGTGCTGAATTAAGATCCTGACACAAAAAGCAGCTTTCCATTCTACTTGGCTTATCAGGATAATCACGTTTTCTTACTTCTTCATAGATATACTCCCGAAGTAGCAAGATATTCCCTCCACCCACTTGTGTACGGATAATTCTTCCAAAATTTCCCGGAAGAATGATACTTCCTACTTCAAGAGGGATAGGACACCAATGATAAAATTTCACTTATCTTTCCTTAACAAGTTTTATTTCTTTATCCCCGCTCCGGCGGGGATTTTCATCTGTACTCAACATAGATGATGACACATCCAGAGGGCCGCCGTTCGCGCCTTATTTCGCGGAGGCGGGGGCGGTCTACGCTGTCTTTTTGTCAGGATCTGAGGAACTACTTTGAGTCGAAGCTATGGGGCGCATAACTTCTTTGAGTACATCTAGTTGTGCCTTGAGAATATCTCTTTCTTTCGTCAAGTTAGATAATTGAGCTTCCAATAACGCTATGCGCTTTGTGTCTTCTGCAGGGGTATAGATGTCACCCGGAAGAATGACACGCGCACCAATAATATCCATAATCGGTGAAATTTCTTCAACTTTAGGACTTCTAGATCCTCTAGTCCAGCGAGAAATATTCACAGTGCTTACTCCCGAGGCTTCAGAGAGTGCAGCACCGCTTCCGTACTGTTCCTTTGCGCTGTTGAGAGCGCGCATAACTGAGTCAAAAAAATTTTCCATATCATCAAATTACCATTAGTTAATTTTGAAGTAAAAACCCTTCGGTAATTTTTGTCTTGACCAGTTTATTTCCTATCGGTAATATTGAGACATGAAAGCACCAATTGTGATCGAGATCGAAGATTTTTTATGTCGTTACGAGGTTACCCAGCTTTCTCTTGCGAGAGAAGCAGGAGTATCGCCTGTGCTTCTAAACAGGCTAGTAAAAGGTAGCCGAAGGGATACTACGTCAAGTAATGCCGATGCGTTACGTGCAGCTATGCGCCGTCTATCTTCCCCCAGCACTCCCACCGAACCCGAAGAGGTGAATCATGGACTGGCCTGATGTCGCCGCGAAGGTGGTCTTCTTCGCCCTCATGGGGTTTATTTTCTGGCTTGACCGTGACTAACCCCGCCGCGCACCGCCGGACCACGGCCTCGGGCGTCGGGTACTCCGCGACGCGGTACGCCCGCCAGCGTGGGCGCGGTTGACTAGGGATCAGGATTCGGACGCGCCAGACGTCGCCGCGCCGGGTGATGAGCAGATGAATCTTTTCCATGCCGCCACTGGAACACGGCGGCCGACAGGAAGGAATTGCAAAATGAATAAACTGTTACAGGCCGTCGCAGCCAAGACGTACCAGCTTTGCCGGACGTATCCCGGCGGTATCCGGGCAATGTTCGCGGGGATGCGGGAGCGGCATGGGTTATCCGAGTCATCCGTCTACGCCGACCTGAACCCGAACAACGGGCAATCCACGCTCCGGGTGTGGGAACTGGTCAGGGTAATGGAAGCGACCGGCGAGCATGGGCCGCTCCGGGAGCTTGCCAACTGGTTCGGGTACTCGTTGGCGTCCGCCGCCGATGAGGAGCCGGACGCTCCGACGCTCGAAGCCGAGGCGTTGCAGGACTACCCGCCGTTGGTGGCCTTCCATGAAGGCTGCAAGCTCTACCGCCAAGGCAAGATCACGCTCGCGCAGCTCGACGAACTCAAAGACAGGGCGTTCAAGGAAGTCCGGGAAACCTTCTGCCGGACGGTCAAGGGGGACGAATGAACCTCACCTTTTCCGCCCACGCGCTCGACCGTTGTTTTGAGCGACGCATCTCGTTGCAAGGGGTGCTTGATGCCCTGCGCCAAGGGACATGCGTGAAGGGCAGCGGCATGAAGGACGGCGAACGCTTCGTCATGGCCCACGGACGGCTCAAGGTCGTGGCCGAATTTGAAGGCCCGGCCTGTGTCGTGATCTCGGCATGGCGTGACCAGAAGGGCAGCAAGCGCGCCGCCCGGGAACGGCGGCAGCGGCTCCGGCGTATTCGTCTGGCGTTCAAAGAGGGGAGGGTGATCACATGCTGAACCGGGCTCTCTTCTCAAGCGTCAAAGACGACTGGCCGACGCCGTGGGAGTTCTTCCATAATCTGGATCTGGAGTTCGATTTCACGCTGGATGTATGCGCCGTGCCGTGGTCGGCAAAGGTCTGGCAGTACTGCGTGCCGCCCCATGCGCTGCGGGTGTGGGGGGAAACGACGTTCCGCCGACTGTTCCCTGACGCTCTTGTGGACGGCCTCGCGCATTCGTGGACCGGGGAGCGTTGCTACATGAACCCGCCCTACGGCCGCGAGATCGGCCCGTGGGTCGAGAAGGCCCGCCGGGAAGCGGAACGTGGCGCGTTGGTCGTCGGGCTTCTCCCGGCACGTACCGATACGGCGTGGTTCCATGAGCACGTCTACCGGGCCGCAACCGAAATCCGGTTTTTAAAGGGACGCTTGAAGTTTGAAGGGGCGGCGGCTTCCGCACCGTTCCCGTCCATGATCGCCGTATGGGGGA